AAAGATTAGATTGTATGATGATGATACTTCATATTGTCCGTCTACACTTGCTGTAAACCAAGCACCTCCGTCTGTCAATACTGAACCTGTTACCCAAGGTGTTTTCGCCTCGTGGTCTCTGTATTGATAAGTTGCTCCATCATCCGTCACTGGATTGTGGTCAAGTTTACCTGTACCTTGTTTCCAACTACCACTAACCATATAAATATGAACTGGTTGTTCTGCTTCAACTTCTTCTGATGTAGCGTCGTAAAGGTTTAAATAATATTTTGCAGTGGAAGGTATTTTTCCGTCTTGTATTGATTTAGATATAAAACTTAAATCAAAGTCAATTAATATTCTTGATACATTTTGTACATTACCATTATTAGCAACTACTTTATTTATTTCTAATATTTCATCTAAACCTGTATTTCTTGATGCGGTTGTACCACCTGAATAAAGTGTTGTATCTCTTTTACCAAATTCAAAATAATGCATTATCTATCTCCTACTACTTTACCCTCAATATCTGTATTAGGGAATTTAAGTTCAAATATACTTGGGTCTAATGACGGATATATGATTCCATCTTTTGTAGCTGATGTTATATCATATACACTACCACTATATCCATCTGCAGTTCTAACTTTATTTTCAATCAATATTAACTCTTTGTTAGGATTATTTTGTTCTGGTGGAACAACTGAAACTACTCCGTCCACCAATGAGATTTGATACGCTAAATCACTTAACACGATTGGTTGATTGATTTGCCACTTTTCTATTTGGAAAAACTCTTTTACTTTTTGTATTGCTTTGAACAATACATCATTTTTATTGTATCCTCTTTTTACCACAATATTAAATTTAACACCAATGTTAATTATATATCCATCTTTTAAATTTATACCATCTGTCAAGACACGATATTGTGACAAATAAGTTCTTAAGTTTTGTTTTACTGCTTGGTTAATCTCTACTAATTTTTTGTCTTTGTCATAACCTAATAAATACATATTTAGTGCTAATGGATTAGGAATAGGTGTTTCATTTCCTGTTCTTACTATTTCACCATTGATAACTTGTATTTGTCCTTCTTGTTCTAATTGTTCATCTTGAACAACATAAGCTTTTGCTATGTTTCCAAACTTTTGTGGTAAAGAATAAACTCTTGTTATGTAATCTGCTCTTGTAACCGCTCTGTTTTGTGCATTGAAATAAGCTGCAGCATTTTGTCTGATTTCTGAAATAGGTTCTTCACCTGCTCCACCAGATGCTGGCTCTTCATTGTTTACACTTAAACTATTTTCTGATGTTGTTTGTTCAGTAGCATCTAATCCTGTTGTGGATATTGTATATGTTTTTCTCTTAAATCTGTTAATAGAATTTGAACGAACATTATCTTCTACTGCACCACCATAATTATAGTTTATAGTAAGTGTTGTATTACTTGGTGCTAATCCAAATGTTTGTGTCTTTAAAAAATTTGTTGGGTCAAATGACTCGTCTAATCTTGAAACACCAAAACCTAATGATGAACCTACATTATCAGGATTTGGAATTATTTCTTCATCAGCATTATCACTAATACCTGCTCCAAATTTTAATTCCATTTTTCCGTCATCACGAACATATGTGGTAAATCTTCTAGCTGTTTTGATAAGTTTTAATAAATAAGGTGTATCGTTTTTATATTGTGAAAGTTCAGGGTCATTAAGTGTTGAATTTTCTTCTGATTCAAATACAGTGTCTTGTGCTAAAAATGGAACTTCATAATATTTGTTGTTGTTACTATCTACAACTGATATAATATTATTTACTCCAATTTCGGATAAAACTAATTTATCAAACTTTTTAGCATTACCAAAAGTAAATGTTTCTTCTTTTCTTGTTCCAGATTTTGCCATTACTTCTTTTGTTAATCTAAATGTTGGAACTTTACCAGATGTAGGTGCTATCGCTTCAACTTCCATTTTATCTAATGAACTTGATGTGGTAAAATTAACATCTTCTAATAATGTAAACTCTACACCTGTTTCTGATTCTACCGTAGAGTCTGCACTCAATATACCTGCATATGTTAAATCTGGTTCTGCGTCAAATGCACCTGATTCTTCTTTTGCAGGAACATCAACTGAAACTTGTAATTTTACAGTTGATGGTGTTGCTAATCTTGGTTTATATCCGTATGATTGTGCAATTGCTAAAACATTTTTTCTTTCTTCTGCAAATTGTAAAAGTGTTTCTCTAAATTGGTTATCGACATAGTAATTTAATGTATCACCTACATAAGCAGCCATTTCAACAAACATCATACCTGGCGACGCTTCATTAAAATCATTAAACTGATTTGGAAAATATGATTTCGCAAATTCAATTAAATTCTCTCTGATGTTTTTAAAATCTCTACCGAGATAATTAACTTCTTTCTGTATTACTTTTTTGTTTGTACCATAATCTGGCATTACTATTCTCCAATATTAAAATTAAATGTAAGTGTATCTAAAGCATCAGGTTCAAGACTTGTAGAAAACTCTATTGAAACATCCACTTGATTAGTATCAGTCAACTGAACAACAAAAACATTGTTTATGTTGATATATGGTAATTGAACTCCAACTACCTCTCGTATTTCTTCTTCTATTCTTGTGGGTATGTTACTACCTTGGTCAAACACAATATCCAAAAGTCTCGAACCAAAGTCTGGCTGCATAACTCTTTCACCTTTAGATGTTAGTAAAAGATTTCTCATATTAGCTTTTGATTGTTCTAATATAGTTTTTGTTTTAAAGAAAAATCCTTCAGGACTAAATCCTAATGGATATCTTATTCCAATAAAAATATCATTATTTCTATCTTTTTCTCTTACACTTGCCATTTTTTATTAAGGTCTAAAATTACCCTCACCCTTTTTCTTTTTATCCATCGCTTTCATCAAACCTGAGTAGTCTCGTGTTAATGCATTTTGAACATCTTCAGGAACTGAGTCAACTGAAACACCTGCTTTTTTGATTGAATCCACTGCTGCCATTTCTCTTGCTCTTTCTTTATTTTGTCCCATACCCAAATCACCATAACCTAATACATCTGCCATATTGTCAGAACCTAATACTCCACCGCCTAATGAAGGCCATTCTTCTTGTTCTTGACCTTGACTACCTAATGGTTTTGTTTGATTCAATACTTCGTTCAACGCTTTGTTTTTCGTGTATTGTTTTTTAGGTTTTTGTTTAACTACTTTTGGTTTTGGTTTAGAAATAGTTTCTGATAAACTAATTTCTTTTTCGTCATTAATAAATATCTCACTCAGTTGTTTTTTGATTTCTTTACGAACAACTAATTCGATTATTTTTACTAACTCATTTTTTTTCATTATTTACTCCTATTCAGTAATTCACTAAGTTTTACTATTTGTGATAATTGTTTTGCGTCTTGTTCTGCTTGACCTACTTTTTGTAATAAGTCATTAATTTGTGGTGAACCACCATTATCAAAATATCTTCTTAAATCTTCTCCATTAGCACCATCTGCTATTACATCTCTTAAATCAGATGAGTCTAATGGTGGATTATTTGGGTCTGCGTCATACTCATCTAATACTTGTATAATCTGATTAGTATCAACATCTTTTAATTCTTCACCTGCTAATAAATCTGCTATACCATTTAGAGCTGCAGCAGATGCTACTACACCTGCAACTTGTGCTTGTATTTTATCAACTTCTAATCTTGCTTTTTGTACATCTTCTAATAATTCATCTATATCATAATTTTGTTCTACATTTGGTAAATCAACTACCACTGGTATACCAAGTTCTTTTTTTAATTCAGTTAAAGAAATGGTTTCAAACTCTTGGTCTATACCAAAATCTAAATTAGTAAATTTTTCTATCAACTCTAACATATCTTTGATAGCTTCAAACTTTATTTTCATACCCAACATAAAACTTGGATTAGGTATTCCACCTGGTAATGTTGGTGGTAATATTAAATATGCTAATGATTGTATTTCTTTTTTAAAAAACTCTATGGTTGGTTTTATTATACCACCCAACTCTAATAATCCTTTTGGTAAAATTTTATTGTCAGGGTCATTTAAATCTTTTTTTATATCTGATACTTTTCCACCAACAAAGTTGTTAACCATATCTTTTGTTGTGAATTGCATTTGACCTTGATTGTGAATCTCAATATTGTTACCTCTAATAAATACTTTACCTTGTGCAAAAATACCAATATCTTCTTTTTCTGCATTCAACACGATTCTATCTGAATTTAAAAGTATTTGTGGTTTTGTATAATCAGTAGTAAATCTTCTACGACCATCAAATCCTTTCGTGTTTACTGAATCTGATTTTTTAGCATAAGTTTTTGTTGGTTCTTCATAATCTATTTTTTCATTAGTTGTCATAAGAATCATAGAAGAAGTATTTTCAGAAGATGATAGTTCTGCTTTAATCTTTACATTTGGTGAAAATAAATTTCCATCCTTTTGATTACTACCCAAAACAATAGAATTACCAAACCTACCTTGAATAGCTGTATCACCTTCATCAAGATTTTCTTTTGGTTGTAATGTGTCTACGAAATAATCACCTTGTGTATAAACATCAATTTCTTTCTCACTATTCAATACTCTTTTGTAACCTTCATAAGAACCAAAATCATTAACCGTACTTACATTGAATCTTTGAAAATTAACTTTGTCTATATCTCTGTTTAGTTTACCAAAGTAATATCTTTGTCCGTCAAATTCCATTCCTAATACAACTTCACCAACAACTGGCATTTGTAATATATTAGAATCAAGTGGGAAAAATTCTTGTAGTTCATCAACATTATCCCCTTGTTCAGATTCTATATATCTACCGAGTATAGCGCCAGGTCCAGATAGATTTGGTTCAACTTCTTGTACACCACCTTCTGTTAATTGAGTTGGACCAGTTGTTCCGTCTTCAGGATTAGCATCAACCATTCTATAAATGTCTACCACTTCCACTGCTTCTAACTCGTAAAATAATTCTTCACCACTTAATTGGGCAAGTTTATTTTTCAGTCCATCTGCAGTGAGTAACTGATTTTCTAAAGGATTAGGTTCTCCACCACTACCTTTCTTTTTTATGTTTGACATTAGTTCCCTTTGTTGATTGACTCCAAGACTTCGTCTTGTTTCGTTTGTAACTCTTGAACATCGGATTCAATGGCATCCATAAGTTGT